GACTACCACCAAAAGCTAAAGCTGATGTTTGTGTACCGGTTCCACCTATATAATATCTTCCTGTATTCATAGTTCCACCACCTGTCCAAGCTGTTCCATTATATTCTTCGGTAGCTGTTTGAGCAACGAAGGGAGGATAACTTGCACCACCAAAAGCTAAACCCGCTGTTTGTGTTCCAGCTCCTCCTAAAGAAGCTCTTCCTGTAGCTAAATCATTGCTGGTTACCCAAGAAGTTCCATCATATTCTTCGGTGTTATTTTTTGCACCGTTTCCTCCAAAAGCTAAAGCTGCTGTTTGTGTACCACATCCTGCTAAAGAATCTCTTGCTAAATTCATATTACCACTATTTTCCCATGCTAATCCATCATATTTTTCAGTAGCAGTAAAATTAGGATAAGCACCACCAAAAACTACAGCAGCTGTTTGAATTCCAGCTCCTGCTAATTGTCTTCTTCCTGTAGTTAAATTTCCACCAGTAGCCCAACCTGCAGAAGTAGAGCCCGCATAATATTTCAAAGTATCGGAAGTACTATTATACCACACCTCTCCAATAAGTGGATTAGTGGGATCAGAACTTACACTTTGTACATTAAATCCTTTTATACCTTTGTACTCAGCCATTTAATTTTATTCCTCTAATGTTATATCAGCGGGTCTTGTGCTACCCTCTACTGCTGGTGCTTTTTCAGCATCAGGTAAAGCATCCCACGCAGCTTGTGCTGCAGTGACTTCAGCGTCAACAATTGCTTGTGCCTCAACTAATGTTTTAGTAGCTCCTAGCACTTTACTAATCCAAAGATTTGCATCTTTGTTATGTGCAGGTACTTGCCAAACATTACCAGGTAAACCGGAAAATGCAATCTTTCTAGATTCACTATGTTCAATGAATCCTTTGCCCCAGTTTTCTGCTACGCAGTATTGATGTGTTTTTGCCATAGTTTACTCCTTTGTTAATTAATTTGTTGTTATTGTTTTTTGTGCTATAACCTCTCCTAAAAATTCTTCGGTGTTAGTTTTTGCACTTGGTCCACCACCTGTAGCAAAACAGGAAACTGTAGTTCCTGCTGATGCCGTAGCATATCTTGCTGTTCCCATGCTTGCAGTTGCTGCCCAAGTTGTTCCATTATATATAAGTGCTGTAGTTGATGCAGGTTCACCACCAAAAGCTACAACTGATGTACTATTAGCCCCTGCTCCAGACATCATTTGTTTTGATGCTGGTAATGTTTGAACGCTTGTCCAAGAGCTGCCATTATATTCTTCCACTGCATCTGTTTGTGGTTGAATACCTCCAAAAGTTAAAGCTGATGTTTGAATTCCAGCGGCTCCCATTAGATACCTTGCCGAATTCATAGTTCCACTAGTTGTCCAAGAGGATCCATTATATTCTTGTGTAGTAGTTATAGGATCACCTGGACCATATCCTCCACAACACAAACCTGCTGTTTGTAATCCACAACCTCCCGCTCCAGTAACTCCTGTTACTAAATTTCCACCACCAGTCCAAGCTGAACCATTATATTCTTCAACATTAGATACTGGGTATGGGTATGAACCATCTGAACCTCCAATAGCTAAAGCTGCTGTTTGAGTGCCAGCTCCTGCTAAAGATTGTCTTGCTGTCGCCAAACTTCCACCACCTGTCCAAATGGTACCATTGTATTCTTCTGTCGCTGCAATTTTTGTAGGTGATCCTGAAGGATTATTTCCTCCGAACACAAGTCCTACGGTTAAAGTTCCTGAAGCCGCTGCTCTATTTCTTCCTGTAGTTAAATTTCCACCTGTAGCCCAAGATGCAGCTGAGGCAACTGTACCTGTAGTTACTTTAAAAACTTTGCTTGTTGAATTGTACCAAACTTGTCCAGTGTCAAAAATTGTTGGATCAGAAGATCGATTTTGAATTGCAAAACCTTTTATCCCCTTATAAGTAGTCATGACTATTTAGCCTTTAACAACCAACCTTGAGTTCCATCTGTATAGACCAAAGTATTAGCTGCTCTTTCTACTGAAACTGTTAAACTCGCTGCAACACCTTGAATTTTTTCTGCTCCATTGGGTGTAATAGTTAAAGCATATGTATCAAATGTTCCTGCGTAATCTACAAAAGCTATTTCATCACCTAAAGTTCCTGCTGGTAAAGTCATTGTAAATATGTTACTGGTTGTATCACAAAAATATCCTTCTCCAGCTACTGCTGTAAAGCCTGCAGTCTTGACTGCTTGCCAATCTGTTCCACCACCTGCTGCGTCTGCAAAAGTAGGTACTGCTCCTGCACCTGCTGAAGTTAAAACTTGTCCTACAGTACCTGTTGCTACTGCAACAGCTGCGCCTGCTGTGTCGTAAGAAATTAAATTACCATCTGTACCATCAGCTAATTTAGCAAGCGATATTGATGCATTAACTAATTGCGAAGCGTTGATTGTTTTGTTTGTAAGAGTATCTGTTGTATCTCTTGCTACTAAAGTATCTGTAGAGGTTGGAAGAGTAAGTGCTCCAGTATTTGAAATAGTAGAAATTATTGGAGTAGTTAAAGTTTTGTTTGTTAAAGTCTGTGTACCTGTTAGCGTTACTAAATCATTAGGTAATATTAAAGTACCACTATCTATGTCTAAAGTTCCTAAAACATCTAATGTTTGGCCTACAGGAATTGTAATTGTAGTCCCTGCTGCACCTGCTAATTCATCTACTTTTATTTGACTTGCCATAATTTATTATATCTCCGTTTATAGTAAAAAACAAACTGTTTTTTATTGTTATTTTAAATAATAGTTAGTGTTCCAGTACCTGAAATAGTCCATACTGCAGTGCCGCTAACTGTTATTATTCCCGCTAAAAAAGCATTTTTAGTTGCAACTAATGTAGTTGTTGTATTTGTATTAATATCGTTATAGTTAGAAAAAGTGTCGCCTAAAGTTTCAATGTTTCCACCCTCAACACCAACGGCTTTACCATCAGCATCTAAATAAATAGCTTTACTTGCAGGTAGTGTACAAAATACAGTTTTAGTACCTGTTGCTGCAAAATTAACTAAGTTATCAGAATTAGAACTTGATATAACAGTTGTTCTAGCTAATGAAGTACTATCTACATTTAATGTACCAAGACCTACTTCCCATTCATTTGTACCAGGATTAAAAATTGTATAATAAGTTGTATTATTATTTCCAATGCCAGTTAAAAAAGATTCAAAACCAGTTTCTGCAGCACCTAATGCAAAAGCACCTGTACCTGAACTTGAACTTGATACTTTAACTCTGTCGTTTAAAACTAAAGCCATATTATTTTATTCCTATGGATTGCCAGTTATACTTAGTAGTGCTCCAGATCCTGCTCCTGCTCCACCATCTGCTGTTGCACTTGGAAAAGTAACTGTAAAAGTTCCGTTAGTAGCTGTGATGTCCGCACCAAAATCTAAAATAGCAACTAAATATTGTAAAGCAGTTGTTCCACCTGGAGCTACATATTTATATAATACTCCACTTCTTGCTGTGAAACTTGCAGTTGCCCATGCCGGGTTTGTTGCAAAATCTAATGTTGTAAAATTACCAGTTTGAGCTACTGCTCCTTGACCACAAGTTTTTCCATCTGTAGTATAATTAGTTCCAACTGTTGAAACTTGATTACCTGTTGCTGATGTATATACACTATCTCCTACTGCATAAGGTGCAGCAGTTGTAAACAATGCTAAATAATATCCATCGTTTACAGTAAAGTCATGTTGTGCTTTTAAAATTCCTTGCTTAAAAGCATAAGGTACTACGTTTGCCATTTTTTATTTTCTCCTTAATTTAATTTTTAACCCGCCGCTGGTTTTGATTTTAATTGTTGTCGAAGCATACCATCTTGGTATTCATCTCTGCGTCTGTAACCAATTTGTTCGGTTGCGTACGTTGTAAGTGCATTTTCATAAAGCCCTTGGTAATATTGTATCATATCCTGCGGACCTTTCAAGTACCCAAATGTATTTATCAGACTTCCATATAAAAGCAAGTCTTGATATTTATTAGATAAATAAGTCCCATTTGTAGATGCAGGAGCAAGAGGAGGGTTATTTGCGTCTGTAATACTAAAAGGTTCTCTATTATAAGCTAAAGTTATAGAATAGTTTTGATTTGGAGTAGGTGCTACTACCCAAAAATCCTCATCCCAGTTACCATAATATTTAGGAATATCTGCTGACTCTGAATTTGGAGTAGAATAATATTCAGCCATAAAACTAGGATCTCTTTGTTCTAAAAAAAATTGATTACCTGCTGTGTCTGTAAGTTGAACATAATTTATAGATCTTAAATCATCTGGAATTGTAACATATCTGTTATCTACAATTAAATTAGATGTTGCATAGTGAGCATTTTGATCTGTAGGAACAGCTCTTAAAATAGCGTTCTCTGCATTTTTTATAATCGTATTTAAAATATTATCATTTAAAACAGTATCACTTACTTCAGTATAATTTTTTATATCAGATTGTAAGTTTGCTAAAGTGTATGCCATATTATATTGCCTCCAATGTTATAGGTCCTGCTGAACAACCATTACCACCACCTTTTACATTAGATAAAGTTCCATTACTAGTACTTTGAAAATAAAAATAATTAATAGGATTTGTTAAAGGATCTGTAGTAGTTGCTTCTGTTACATTTCCTACACTATCTATTTTTCCTAATTGAATTGTAAAACCAGCTGCTGAATCTATATCAGTTACTCCAGAGATACTTGCTATGTCTGCAAAAGATTGTAAGTTAGGTGTATCTGCCCCACCTGCTCCAGGTGTCGTAACTTGTGGTGCCCCTCTTAATCTAACTTTACTTCCTGCTTTTCTTTGATGATCTAAAGAATAAACATTTACCCATGTAATAAAAGGATTGAATGAAACAATAACTTCAAATGGATTTGAATCTAATAAAATTAATTGAGGTGTAGAATCTCTTTGTACTCTTGGATTTTGTAAAGCTTGTGGATCTGATCCAACAGGTGCTGGCTGAAGTTGT